CTCCATACGGTTTCCCATCTGGATGGTTTGCTGGTGGAGGTGGAGGTGGATACTTCACAACTGGTGGAGGTTCTGCTAACAGAGCAAACAATACTACTGGTGGTTACTACGGTGGCGGTGGTCGTGGTGGTTCTACTGGTTATTCCTTATATGGAGAAGATGCTGTAAACGCCACTGGTGGTGGCGGTGGAGGTGGATCTTCTAATAACAATGGTATCTCAAATGCTGGAAGAGGTGGTTCTGGTATTGTTATTGTCCGTTATCAAATCTGATTTAAAATGTCACAGTTAAACGTAGGTACTTTAAGACCGTCAGAAGCATTTACGGTTCCCCTTCAATCAACATCAGTTAGAAATAATACTAATCATGCAGTTGGTTCTATCATTTACAATACTGATACCAACGCAGCTCAAGTATTAACTGCAAATGATGGGTGGTTGAATCTTGGTAAAGGGAAGGTAATTGCTACTGGTGGAACTGTTTCCGAACCAGGAAACGGGTGGAAATATCATGTGTTTACAAATACATCAAGCACACAGACATTCACAGTTACTTCTGTTGGTTTCCAAGCATACGCTGAACTTTTAGTCGTCGCTGGAGGCGGTGGCGGTGGCGGATCACACTCTGGTGGTGGCGGAGGTGGAGCTGGAGGAGTTCTCTGGCAACCACAATGGTTTCCAGTACCAGGAGATTACACAGTAAAAGTTGGTGCTGGCGGAGAAGCAGGATATCCTGGCAGTTACTTTACTAATGGATATTATTATACTGGACAAGGAGACGGAACTTTCTTCCATGGTCGTAGAGGAGGAGATAGTTATGTTAGAAAAACTAATGATTCACAACTAACATTTCTTGCCATAGGTGGCGGTGGTGGAATGGAATCATTCTATACAAATAACGAGCAAAGAAGTAAAACACCTCAAAACTATTGGGGACAACCAGATGGTCATGAAGAGAAGAATGGTGGATCTGGTGGTGGATCAGGAGATCATTATAGTGGTGTACAATCATGGGTAACTCACAACCTTGGTGGTAGATCTACTCAAGGAAATTTTGGTGGTTATGGTTATGGAAACTCAGGTGGTTCCAGATATGCATATGGTCCTGGACCTCACAACGGACCTTACAATAGAAAAGATAATGGAGATTATCCACAAGGAAATGGTGGTGGAGATGGAGGAAGAGTTCCAGCAAATTATGGAATGAATGGTCACGGACAAGACTCTGGTCACAACCAACCACATGAAGGTGCTGGTGGCGGTGGAGCTGGAGGATATGAATTAGGTCGTAATGGTAGTAATACTGATTATGGACAAGTTAACTGGCCAGCAAGCGTAAAAGGATGGGGTCAAACTGCACCTGGTTCTGGTGGTCCTGGTAGATATTTTCCTGGTTTTGAGTATTGGGGAACTAATCAAACTAATGGAACCTCTGGAGACAAAGGTTGGTTTGCAGGTGGTGGAGATGGTGGTCAATACTACTATACTACCAACGGTCAAAGAGGACCTAACAATAAAGGTGGTGGCGGTGGTCAAGGATCACACTTTGATCCTAGCTACAACCAAGCTGCTAGTAATGGTCTTGCTAACACTGGCGGAGGTGGAGGCGGTGGTTCCTCTAACAACAATGGTGGTGGAAACCAAGGCGGTAATAGACCTGGTGCTGGTGGTTCTGGTATTGTTATTATCAGATATAAAGTTTAATTACCACGCCCAACAAACAAAAGTATCTCTTACTCCACTAAGTATTGGATCTACTCTATGTTGATATAAGAAATTAGAGGGGAAGCATAACACTTCCCCTTTTTTTAGTTTAATAGAATAATCTTTCCAAAATACTAATTCTCCTCCTTGATAATTATCATTAAGTGCTCCAACAAAAGAGAGTGCGGGAATGCCAGGATTAGTTCCGTCAAACAAACTTTTTATATGATCAAAATGCATATCCATTTTTTGATCAATGTGATAACGATTAAATCTAATTTCAGAAAGTGAAAATATAAATTCAGATGTATTTTTACATGATTTATCTGAGTGCATCTGTTGATATTTTTTAGCAATCTGCACAACAAAAGAATTTAAAATTGAATCAAGAGGTTTTGAATAAGTTACATCTGGTTCTTTAGATGTCTCTTCTTTTTCAGATAATCCACCAGTTATAGATCCCCATTGATGTTTTTCCCAATGGTTAGATTCCAACTCTTCTAGAATATGATCACATATTGAATCAGGTATAGATTTTTCTACAAAGATAAAATCACTGAGATTGCTGTGCTGCTTCATTGAAAAGGTCATTGAGATTTATTTTATTTACAAAGTCATACCACCCAGTAGCAATATATTTTGTTTGAGTCTCACTCATGACTCCGTGATGTGTGTGAGTCCAATACGCTGGCCAAATAACTAACCTTCCTTCAACAGCATCAGTTGTAATATCCCAGTTAGTAAAACGTGTTCCACCATTATCAGTTACTGTATTTAAGTAAAACATCCATGCCAAAATTCTAACAGAAGGACCGTCCATATTTTCACAATGTGGATTATGATATCCTTGACCTGGTTTATATCTTTGTAAATTATATAATTCAGATAACTCCCAAGTAGCTACGTTATCAATCTCTTTATATTTTTCTCTATACTTTCCAATATACGTAAGAAGAGTAGAGGCAATGATTTTATCTGGTTCTGTCCAGTTATGAAAATTCATCCAAACATCAGTAGAGTCTTTGTAGTCCTTGTCTACCTTAATATCATGATGATCTCTTCCATATATTTGACCTTCATGTTTTAGATCATCTGGACACTCTTCAAAATAGTTGATTATCTCCTTACACAACTCTGGAGAAAGAGCATTGTCATAGACTTCAATAAAATTCATTTTAGGTTAAAGGAAATAATTGTTCTTCTTTTGTCACTCATGTTTGATGAAGCTTCATGCTGTATCATAGCAGGAAAGATAACAAGATCTCCTTCCTTAACTTTGGGAACATGAGAATTATATTGTCCCAAAGTACCTCTCTCCCAAGAAAGATGTGGTGAGTAAAAAGTAGTTGGAGAGTGTTCACTATCGTCAAATTCAACATATAAGATTGCACTCCAACCCTCCAATCCATGGTTATGAACAGAGAAATTATTGTATTTCTCGTAGGTTTGAAACCAGATAGAAGTTAGATTCCAACTGTCGTTTGTTGATTTACAAAAATCTAAAATTTTATCATTTAAACATTGCAAAACAGTTTTAGCATACTCTGGTGGGTTTTCTAAATTATCAAAGTAATCAGTGTAGTGATTCTTATCACCATGACCACTATTTTTTGATTTTTCTAGTTTGTATTTTTTAAAATCTGGAAGACTATTTAAGATAGTTTCTTTTTTTGTTTCCCAATCAGGAATACTGTATGTGTAAAATGGTATTCCAAATTTAATGTCTTCCATTAATTAACAGTAAGATCAACAGCAATAATTTTATCTTGCTCATCCCAATTACATTTTCCAGAAGGAAAACTATTAAAAGCAATAGTAAACCTTGGTTCATCTCCTTGATGTGGTTCTGTGTAATGTTTCATGTATGCAGGAAACAAAATTAGTTGACCAGGATAAGCTCTAGGACTCCAAGTGTCATTTGTAGTTTTATCAAAAACTTGAAGACCTCTAAGTTTTTGTTCTACAGGATCCATAAAGCATGTTCCAATACCATCATGAAGATGAAAAACACCAGAGATCAAAGACATGGTATGGAAATGTGCATGATGTTGAGCATGTTTAACTGACTTATTACCCCACATTAAAGTAGGTTCAAGTTTTTCACACTGCATTTCAAATCTTTTTCTGTAGTATTCAAGACAAATTTTTATCCATGCAGTAAGTTCAGCAAACTCTTGTCGTCTATGCAATTCTCTGTCAAGAGTCTGCACAGCTCTCACAATGACAGTTTGTGACATTTGAGATGGGATAGGATCTTTAAATTTTTCTGAGTTCTGTTTTTCTTCTAGATCATGTCTTTTATCAATTTCTTCTTGAAGAACGGGAATTAATACTTGCCAATCAACTTTATCTGACAAATCAAAACTGAAAATGTATGAAGGAAAAATACCATCAATATGTGCTTCTAAATCCATTATGTAAGTTCACGAATAGCTTTTACAATATTAAAGGAGATAACAATTTTTTCTCCTTCTTCTTCCTGCCTAGTTGTTCCATGAATCATATTACTTCTAAACATTAGAAGTCTAGCAGGGACACAAGGATAATTGGTTGTAGACCAATTTAGTGGGTTGTTGTATTTAGGTGGTTCAAAGGCAGGGTCAATTCTATCATAAAATGTGATTGAATTTTCTTCTGTTGTCTTTACGTAATATGCTCCTGACATAATACAACCAGGATGTGAGTGTGGAAATAGAAAATCATCTTTGTTACTGATATTAGTCCACATGTTTCCAATAAAACATTCTGAGATATAATCTTCGCAGTATCCTAGACGTTCCATATAGAAACTAAAGTTATCCATTATTGCAGAAGATAACTCTGAAAACACTTCCTCTTTCTGTAAAAATCTATTAGTCAAATGAGATGAATTTACTTGAAACGCTTTTGTTCTTTCTGTTTCTAACTCTTTACACTTCTTCTCTAGTTCTGGAAGCAAATCTAAACACACCTCGTCTCTGATATACACTGTTTTTGGAAACCATGTCTCTATCCTAGGTGGTTGGTTTGACATTATGTGTTATAATTATAAATACTATCAATATAGCATAACAAATTACTTGAGAGATGTCAACACCAGATATAGAAACTGCAGAACTACTAGCAAGAAAATCTGCACCAGTTGAAAGAGAAGTTGAATTCAGAAGAAAACTAGCTGTTGTTTTTGGAGATCAAATTATAGCAGCGTTGGTAATTGATATTGCACATGGCATTATTCCTGGTAAAGGTGGACTTCTTTGGAAAATTGCAGAACCTGTTATGGAAGAGTATAAAGACGTAGTTGATATGTTAAATCCTCTAGTCGTCAGAGTATATTCTGATAAAAAACCAGACGAGTTAACGAGAGCTCACTTGTTAACTTTAGAAGAAAAAGGTCCTACTCCACCTGATGGAAAGGCATATAAATAAACACATATACTATCGTAATTGATTACAATGGATCCTGCACAATTAAAAAAGAATTTTGAAGAACAAATTGCTACAACAGTAAAGCAAATTGGAGAACTAGAAGAAAATTTAAAGAAAGCAAAAGAGTATAGAATTAAACTAGAGGGTGGTCTAGAAACCCTAAACTTACTAGAAGAAAAACCAGAAGAAACTGCTGCACCAGCACCAGAAACACCTGCTGAATAAATACCAGATCCCTTCTTCCTAAATAGGTAAGAAGGGATTTTTGTGTGTAATGGCATCTCCAAGTACAAGAGCTGAACTCATCACATATTGTAAGAGGCAACTTGGTGAACCAGTGTTGCAAGTTAACATTGATGACGAACAGGTCAATAACGTAATAGACGACACGTTTCAGTTCTTCCAAGAGAACTGTTACAATGGTATGGAACGTGCTTACTTATATCACGAAATCAGTGCTGATGATAAAACTCGTTTCGCTGCAACTGTTACTAAATCAGTTGTTGATGGTGGAACTACTAACTGGTTGGAAGCCACGAACTACATTCCGATTCCTGATCATGTAGTTGGTATCACTAGAGTTTTTGGTCTTGTCAGTAACTCAATCCGTTCTAATCTCTTTGGTGTTGAGTATCAGTTGTTCTTGAATGATCTATATGCATTCGGATCATTAGATATCCTCAACTATTATATGAACAAACAGTATCTAGAAACTCTAGATATGGTTCTAAACAATGGATCTTTCCAGCAGTTTAGATTTAACGCACGTCGTGATCGTTTGTATCTTGATATAGACAAAGACTTTTTACAAGAAGGAACTAATGTTCTTATTGAATGTCATCGTCTTGTAGATCCTACGGAAGCTACACAGATGAACAATGATATTTTTGTAAAAAGATATGCCACAGCTCTTATGAAGAGACAGTGGGGTATGAATCTAATCAAATATAACAACGTTCAGTTACCTGGCGGTGTTACCCTTAACGGTAGAGAAATCTACACAGACGCACTTGCAGAAATTGAGACACTTGAATCTGAAATTCTTAGCAAGTACGCAATTCCACCAATGGATATGATCGGATAAAATGCCTACCAGTCCCTATTTTCCAACTTACTACGCAGGTCACAGTGGCGAACAAGGTCTCGTTCAGGATCTTGTGGATGAGCAAATCAAACTGTTTGGTTCAGACGTATACTATATCCCTAGGATAGTCCTGCAGGATAGCACTCTAGATGAAGTTAGATACTCTAAGTATCAAGAACAATTTCAGATAGAGATGTTGCTGCAGAATGTCATGGGTTTTGGTGACAACGCTGAGTTCATCTCCAAGTTCGGTTTAAGAATTACAGATGAAATTATATTCCGTGTATCTACAAGAAGATGGACAGAAGAAGTAGCTGAGCATAATCCTAGTTTAACTGTACCAGAAAGACCTAATGAGGGAGACTTATTATATTTCCCGTTAACAGAAGACATATACGAAATTAAATTTGTAGGAAAAGAAGAACCATTCTTCCAGTTTGGTAAGATCCAGTTCTATGCTATTACTGCTGAAATTTACGAGGTTGGTCAAGACGACTTTGATACTGGTATTGCAGAGATTGATGCAGTTGAACAACTCTTTGACAATGCTATCAAGTTGGTTATGGATCCTGGCGGTAGTGGTGATTTCACTGTAGGCGAAGAAGTTGTTGGTGATGAATTCCTTGCAAAAGCTACATCAACTATTACAGGTGATGCTGTAAGTGCCATAACTATTACAGACGGTGGTGCTCATTATAAAGTTGCTACACCACCATCAGTTACTATTACAGGAGGTGGAGGAAGTGGAGCAACAGCGACTGCGACGGTTAGCAGCACAGGGATCGTTAATGGTATTACTATTACTGATGCTGGGACAGGTTACACATCTGCTCCTACTGTCACCATTGATTATTCACCTAAGGACAATAGAGCAGAAGTCAAGTCTTGGGACAGTGCAACAAGATCGCTCCAAGTCATCAATAGGACAGGAACGTTTACCACTGCTGAAGTCATTACTGGATTGACTTCAGGTGCTAAGTGGAGTCCTGAAACATTTGACACTCTAAATAATGTCAACAGCAGCTACGATCAGAATAGACAGATTGAAGATGATGCTGATAATATAGTGGATTGGACAGAAGGAAATCCATTTGGTGAATTTGGTAATTTTACAGGTAGTATCTAATGTTAGGATCACATTTCTACAATCAGATTGTTCGTAAGAACATTGTAGCGTTTGGTACGCTCTTCAATAATATTACAATGAAGAGCACAGATCCAAGTGACGGAACTGTACTAGAGGAGATGAAAGTGCCTCTAGCATATGGTCCTAAACAAAAGTTTATTGTAAGACTAGAAGAGAACGCATCTAATAAAAAAGTAGCGATCACATTACCTCGTCTCTATTTTGAGATGACAAGTATTGATTATGATCCTACTCGTAAAACATCTCCCATTCAAAAATACAGAACCATTATTGATAATAATGGTGGTGAGGTAAGAGTACAGTATGTTCCTGTACCATACAATCTATCATTTGAACTTGGTGTAATTGCTAAGTCACAAGACGACGCCCTACA